AAATTGTTGCTTAACCGTAGAGAGATCACCATGAAATTTGAATACAGACTGGCAGGCATCCCATGCATCATCGAGGCGGACGTCCGCATCATCAAGGGACAGGGCTACAGCGCCCCTAGCGACATCGACGCACGTGGCTGGGTCGAGAGTACCTTCAGCGTCTTAGATCGCCGTGGACGCCCTGCTGCGTGGCTAGAGCGCAAGCTGACAGACAAGTCTACCCAAGCCATCAACGAGATGATTGCGGAGCTGTCATGAGAGACGACATTATCGCAGTAACCCTGTTTGCCCTCATGATTCTGGCGTTCTGCTTCGTGTAAGATTCCTATGGGGTGTCAGGTGTTAGCGACCTGATTAAACGGCAGCAGTCCGCAGACCTAGGTTCTTTGGCAAGCACCTGCACTCTGGACTGTTAGTGTTTAATTTTCTAATTGGAAATCGTGCTTTATCGAGCCCCCACCCTATTAGGGTAAATCCTAATCAAATAGTTTGCACAATCGTTAATATTCTGTTAAATTATCTCTACTGACAAAGGTGTCAGCAAATGGGAGAGATAAGATGCGTGGATACACAATGATCGAAAACGAAGTCGCTTACGCAGCAGCCGTTAAGCGCAACATTCTGGCTAACGCCAACAAGACTTTCCGTGCCAACTTCGAGCGTGCTGACGAGGTTGAGGTGTTCCTCAAGAAGTTCATCATCGTCGACGACTACGATCGTGTCGCTGGCTACAAAGAAGGTTTCATGGGCTCGATGGCGTCTGCCTTCGCCAACTTCGGTAAGCTGAGCCAGAAGCAGTATGACACTGTCGTGCGCATTATGGACGAGCAGGCAGCCAAGCGTGAGGCGTTCATGGCTGCTGTAGAGGCACAGAAAGCCCTCAGCGCCCACGTGCAGACGATTGACAACGTCAAGGTCAAGGTCGAGAAGGTTCTGATCGTGGAAGCCACGAAATTCAGCTACTACGACATCGGCTTCCAGTACATGTACATCATGCGTGACGAGGCAGGCAACTCGATCGTCTACAAGACCAAGAGCGAGCTGGGCTTTAAGTTCAAGACATCCAACAAGGACAAGTTCCCGATGGACGAGCTCGCAGTAATGCAGGGCATGACAATGTGGATCAAGGCTGGCATCAAGGCACACACAGAATATAAGGGCGAGAAGCAGACCATCATCACACGTGCCAAGGTGCTGGGCATGGAGTACAAGGACAGTGAGCTCAAGGAGAGAGTCGACACACGCAAATAATCATAGGCTGGGGGTTGACATGATCCCCAGTTGTAGTAAAATGTAGGCATGTAGTCGGACTGGATACCCGATGATCAAAGACCGCTTTAGAATGCGTCCCGCCCCGTAAGGGGGTCAGTCCCACAAAGACTGGTGTCCAACGGGGTGCAGCCTAAAGCGGTTTTTCTATTTCTCCCGTACACCATACGATAATAAGAGCCTGCATGGGCTGCGTGGTAGAGAACACAGGCAGGTGTACCCCTCACTGATAAGCCTCGGAGCGTTAAATGGCGACTCCACAATGTATGCGGTTATGGTGATACAGACGCATACAGATAAACATTAACCCCGTGTAGGACTGGGATCGCCTAAGAAATGTTGAGGACGATCTGGGTCAAGGACTGATGACTTGCCTGAATGCGCTGGTCTCACCCTTGGCAGAGCTATTTCCGAAACAAATTCCTTGGCTAAATAAATCCTAGTATTGGCAAACAATCACTATCACCACTACAATCACACCATCACAACGCTTTGAGAGAAAGCATGATGGCTAGTAAACCTACAGGACGACCTACGGTATACACAGAGGAGATAGCTCTGGAGATATGCACAAGGATCACAGAGGGGCAACCACTGACGAGGATATGCAAGGATGATCACATGCCTGCGGTGTCTTCCGTCTATCTGTGGTTGCTCAAGAACAAAGTCTTTTCGGACTTGTACGCACGTGCTAGGGAAGACCAGTCCGACACGCTGGCTGATCAGATCATGGAAATCGGCGACGAAACCCCCATGATGGTCATCACAGACGAGGACGGTAAGGTCACCAAGCGGATGGATCCTGCTGGCATCAATCGCAACAGACTGCGGGTGGACGCCCGTAAGTGGATCGCAGCCAAGCTCAAGCCACGCAAGTATGGCGACCGTCAAATCTTGGCTGGTGATAAGGACGCTCCTGTGGAGATCAAGCACTCCAACATACTAGACGAGACGATCCTGAACTTCGAGCGTAAGCTACAGTTACAGAATGAATCAGAAGAAAGTTAAGGTGGCTCTTCAGGAGCCCCCTGACTCCATCAGTAGCACCTTAGCTCTAATTAAGAGCGCAGAGTTCCGCAAGGAGTACGACGCCGCCCCCATCGATCAGAAGATTGCGTTCGACTGGCGGCTCAAGTGGTTAGGGGCTGCGCACCCCCATCAGATCCTGCCAAGCGGTGACTGGTGGTCGATCTGGCTGCTACTGGCTGGTCGTGGCGCTGGTAAGACGAGGGTAGCGGCTGAGCAGATCGGATGGTGGGCGTGGACGACGCCTAATAGTAGGTGGCTGGTCTCCGCCCCCACCTCGGCTGATGTTCGTTCTACGTGCTTTGAGGGTGACTCAGGGCTGCTGAACGTCATCCCTCCTGCACTGATTAAGGACTACAACAAGAGCTACCACGAGATCAAGCTGATCAATGGCTCGCTCATCAAGGGCGTGCCGAGCTCCGAGCCTGAGCGCTTCCGAGGCGGACAATATCATGGGGCTTGGCTCGATGAGCTGGCGGCTTGGGAGTACCTCAGAGAGGCGTGGGATATGATCATGTTCTCCGTCCGACTAGGAGACCAGACACGCATCTTGGCTACCACCACACCTAAGCCGAAGGAGTTGATCCTAGAGCTGATCGAGCGTGATGGGGACAACGTGGTGGTGACCACCGCCTCGACCTACGACAACATCGACAACCTTGCGCCATCGTTCAGGGAGCAGATTCTCAGCTATGAAGGGACGAAAATTGGTAGGCAAGAAATTTATGCTGAGATCATCGATCCAGAAGAAGGGGGGATCGTTAATCGTGACTGGTTCAGGCTTTGGCCCGCAGAGCGAGAGTTCCCTCAGTTTGAGTACGTCCTACAGAGCTATGATACTGCGTACACCGAGCGCACGACTGGTGATCCGACTGCGTGCTCTGTCTGGGGCATCTTCAAGCCGCTAGATCGTCCGCTATGTGCAATGCTTCTGGATTGTTGGAGCGAGCACCTCGCCTACCCTGACCTCAAGCCTAAGCTGCTGGAGGATTACACGGCGGTGTATGGGGAGCCGGGCAAGCGAGTTGACCTCGTGCTGATCGAGGAGAAGGCGTCAGGTCAGTCGCTGATCCAAGACTTGGGGCGTGCGCATGTGCAGGTGCGGGGCTATAACCCCGGCAAGCTCGACAAGGTACAGCGTGTCCACCTGATATCGAACATCATCGCCGCTGGTCGGGTGTACCTGCCTGAGTCGACCAAGAAGAAGGGGTATGTGCGAGATTGGGCTGAGCCCTTCGTGCAGCAGGTCTGCTCGTTCCCAGAGACCAGCCACGACGACTACGTCGACAGCATGAGCCAAGCCTTGAGATATCTCAGGGATGCAGGCTTCTTGGATATTGACCCTGCGCAGCATTACGACGATAATGACTATGTAGACGACACCCGTATCAAGCGGGAAAACCCATATGCGGCGTAATCACGATGGCTAAACCCAAAATCCCCAAAGCAGCGCCCAAGGTTCAATCGTCTGGATCATTGCCAACATCATCGACGCAGCGTGTTCGTATGGGGGATGTCGGGTTCGATCCTCGATTTGATAGCCGAATCTTAGAGCAGCAAAAGCTGCAAGACTTAACAACGACGGTAGAGAAGAGACCGTCCCAAGATGTGCCAGAGTTGTACCTTCCTGACTACGAAGGGCAGGCTTTTGTCACGAGTATGTCTGATAGGACTGCGGGGGGCGGAGCTTTAGTCGATATCAATGGCGTGCCTTTGAAAAGACCTGTAGACCTACAGGGTGGTCAATCTTACATGTTCGAGAACCCCGGTCAGGTCTGGGCATCAGGCGATACACCCGCACGAGCAATCTTGATGCAAGCGGCTGCGGCTAAAGCCCTGACAGGCAAAGACCCGCTGTATATACCGTGGCGGATGGCTCCTACTGGAAGTGATTTCGCAACGATGACTGGCGAGACTATGCTGTCGTTTGCCGAATCAAACATGAGCAAAAGTGACAAACAGTTGCTCAACAAAGACATCAAAGAATTTATTCCTAACTGGAAGGGCATCGACAGCCCAAAGAGCATAGAGCAGTTTAGGGCTACACCTGACGCAACACGCAAAGCCATCAAAGCAATGATGGATAAGAAGTATCGTGACGAGGGTGGACTTAACATTGGCGAGGCACGGCTATCAATTGCCGACCCAAATCAATTGTCTTCCCCAACTGGTTACATGATGAATGTGGGCAGGATATTCGCTGACAAACCATTGATTGAGCAGTCTGGTCATGCGTCGTATCCGAAGGGCGTACCCGGCGAGGGCTTAGGTCGTGTCAAAGATGAGAAAAGTCTTTTTGAGTTTTATCCAAAGACATTTCCTGAAGAGGGGCGAGGCGAGAAAGTAATTAGACCCTTGCTTCTTGATCCTAAAACGGCTGTCAATGAATATCAAAAATTGCCAGACATTGTTCAATCTAGAGGTATTTCTGACCCAAGGTCTCCAACCCGTGATGACACACGAGCCCTCCAGATGAAGCCGTACTACGGCATCCTGACTCAAGAGCTGCTGAAAAAGATGGGCTTTGCAGAAGGTGGCATGGTCGAGTCTCCCACTCAAGAGGCGATTGCGGACACGGTGCAGAACCCGAACGCAGCACGCATGTTGGAGATGGATCTGGCGAACTTGGCGCTCACGCAGCAGCCACAGCGGATGAAGGACGGTGGTACGCCTGTGGGTGACCAGAGCGTGTTTGATCTACAGCGTCCGCCAGAGCCAGTCCCTCCGACCTTGCGTGAGGTGATGGCTGAGATCGGTCGAGACCCAAAGAAATACAGCGCTGAGTTCCCTCCTCGTGAATTTGATCGGAACACTCTTGAGGCGTACCGTTTGATGCAGGCGGCAAAAGAGACGGGTAACCCAGAACGATACCTTGAGTCTCTCAATCCGTACTTCGACTCACAGATCAAGTTCGACATCGGTGCTGGTGATCTGGCTGGCTACGTCGACAGGGACAAGCCGAACCTCGCCGTGTATCAGAAGCTCAGAGATATCGAGAACACAGTACCGCACGAGCTGACGCACACCCTACAGTTGCAGCGTGGCAAGGGCTTGGATTACGAGGACGACGACATCATCCGTCGTGGCAAGGCGCTGCCTGATGACATGCGCCGCAAGATATTCTCATCGAAGAACAGCTTTGAGAACCCGATGGAGGCGTATGCCAACGCCGCTGCCTATGCGCACCTTGTAAACGCCGCTGGGGGCGACTTTGTCAACACGCCTGAGGGTAAGGCGCTGCTGCCAGACAGAAAGGCGCAGAGCGATTATTACCTGAAGACGATGCCCGGCGTGGACAGCGCCTTCGGCTACCGTGAGAATCAGGGCGAGCCACCAGTCGTCGGCATCAAGAACGACCCACGCCTGTCGTATGCGCAACAAGTGATGCGCAAGCTAGGGTTCGCTGAGGGCGGACAGGCAAAATTCCCCACCCCCGAAGAGATGTTGATTGAGATGATGGAGCGTGGCTATGGCAGGCGTTAAGTTACCCAAGGTTAAGTCACCCGCCCAGATGAAGGCGGAGATGGCGGTCGGTCGTGCAAGAGACGTATTGCCCAAGGCTGAGCGTGAGATCAATTTGGGAAACATGCTGAGAGAGAGTGCGATCAAGGAGCGCCTGTATCATGGAACAACAGAAAATATAGAAGAATTTAAACCTAGAACGGGGGATGCGGTTTTCTTAACGCCTGACCCAAAGTTTGCAAACAAATTTGCTTTGAATGACATGTTGTACACCGATTCTTCTCCGAACGATGGGTTTATAAACCCAAGCGCAAATGTAATGCCCGTGTATGTCCAAGCAAAGAACCCCTTTGATTACGAAAACCCAAAGCACATTCGCTCTGTTTTAAGTAATCTTGACCCTAAGGATCAGAAGATATTCAAGAAGTCTGCTCCAGAGGGATCTTGGAAAATAATTGAAAACTATATTGGCACAATTGAAGATACTGGATTTGATTCCGTTTATTTAAAGGAAATGGGCAGGAAAAACCTAGCCGTTTTTGACCCAAGCAAAATTAAATCCGCCATCGGCAACCAAGGAACATACGACACTACCAATCCTGACATCACCAAAGCACATGGCGGAGCTGTAAAGATGGGCAAGGGCGGTCTACCTCCTGTCAAAGCCCCCAAGGTCTCTGCGCCGAAAGTTGAATCACCTACTGTAATGAAACGCAGCGATGTATCAGATCTGTTCAGGCTGATCAACGAAAGAGAGGGGTCATATGGCGCAAAGCGTGTAGAGCGTGCGGCTGACGAGATACCAAACCTTGAGAAGTTGTACACGCTTGATGCATTGCGCAGCGCCTTCAGTGGTGACAATGCCCGTGCATTGATGACGATGAAACCTGCGGACTTTGAGAAGTATGCAGCTCCGTTGCTCACAAATCTATCGCAACAAAGCAATGACAATATTGCGAACCTCAAAGCAATTCAGAATGTTGGTGGGTTCTCCGATGTTCCTTTTTTCCTAGTCAACAAGGAGCTGGCTGGATCAACTGGATTGCCTTGGATTACAGGACATGAGGGTCGCCATCGCAACAGAGCAATGGAT